ATCCAGAGATGGATGTAAGAGAGATTCTTAAAGATTACATTACAATTAAAGATCAAGAATACGGTTCAGATATTTTAAGCAAAGTAACATTCCCAGAAGGTGACACTACTGAAGTAACACCTCCAACTACTGAGCCATTAGCTACTGAGCCAGCACCCGAAGCACCTTCTGAAACTGGCGCACCTGCTGAAGTACCACCAGCACCTGCTCCACAACCTGCAGCTGAAAGTAGAGAGCACGATGATCCTCCATTTGATCCTGATCCAAAGCCAAGCAAGAAGGTTACACCAGGTAAGAACGGGCAAGGGTATTCACAAGCTCGTCACTTAGCTCGTCAAGGATTAAAACAAGCAGTTGAAAAAGCTAAGAAAGCAGGAGCAACTTCTGAGACTATTATCAATGTTAGTGGTAAACATCTAACACTTGCTGAAGTTATGGAAAAGATTGAACTAGCAGAAGCAAAAGAACACAAACATAAAGAAATTATCGAATACGTTAAGTCTATGTTCGATGAAACATCAGGCCAATTCCCTAAGGGAGAAATGGGCGTAAAGATTGCTGTTGAAAAGAAATTCGGAGACGAAGTAGGTCCATTAGCTGAAAAGATTATGGGTAAACTACAGTCAATGAATGAAATGAGCCGTGTTAAGAAGTTAGCTGGAGTTAGCGAAGGCGACAATTTTACATGGTCTAATGATGACAATGGTAAGAAAACATCCGGTACAGACAAAGCTGGTTACGACAATGTAATGAGCAAGTTCAAAGGTATGGCCGGAAATATGGACACGCCATTTGGTAAAATGGACCTAAGCGACCCTAATACTGCCGCTGGCAACATCCACAAAGGTGTTCAAGATAAAATGAGTAGTATGATGAAAGGTATGAATATGCCAGGAATGGATGCTACACCAAACATGCCAGGCAGTTCTACACCATCGTCAGCACCAGCTACAAAGCAAGATCCAAAGGATGTATTGAAGAAACTACCTCCAGAAAAAATCCAGTCTATGGACGGAGATCAAGCTAAGAAAATGTTAGCTGACTTAAAGAAAATGGCTGGATTGGCAAATTAATATCACATTTAGGCAAGATTCCCTCTTGCGAGACTAAATAAAAACGCATACAATACAAAGTATGCGTTTTTTGTTTTAGTAGGTTCTAAAACAAATTAAAGGCAAAATAAAATTTAAAGGCTAACAATAGGAGAATATTATGGCAACTTTAGCTGAAATTCGCGCAAAATTAAAAGAACAGGAATCACGTGGTTCCGACAACTCACAACGTACAGGCGGAGACAATTCAATTTATCCGTTCTGGAACCTCAAAGAAGGTCAAGAGTCTACAGTCCGTTTCCTTCCGGACGGCAATTCCGATAACACATTTTTCTGGGTCGAACGAGCAATGATCAAATTGCCTTTCGCTGGTATCGAAGGCTCTAACGACAACAAGCCAATCACTGTAAACGTTCCTTGTATGGAAATGTACGGCGATGCTTGCCCAATCCTTGCGGAAGTTCGTGGTTGGTTCAAAGATCCTAATCTTGAAGATATGGGTCGTAAATATTGGAAAAAGCGTAGTTATATCTTCCAAGGATTCGTTGTTGACGACGGTTTGAAAGAAGAACAAACTCCTGAAAATCCAATCCGCCGATTCATTATCGGCCCACAAATCTTCCAACTGATTCGTGGCGCATTACTTGATCCAGAAATGGACAATCTCCCAACTGACACAATGCACGGTGTCGACTTCAAACTTATCAAGACAAGCAAAGGTGGTTATGCTGACTACTCTACTTCAAAGTGGAGCCGTCGTGAGCGTCCATTAAGCGACATCGAACAAAACGCAGTTGAACAACATGGTTTGTTTAACTTGAAAGACTTCTTACCTAAGAAGCCAGGCGATGTTGAATTGAAAGTCATCAAGGAAATGTTTGAAGCATCTGTTGATGGACTTCCATTTGATATGGAACGTTGGGGGCAGTACTTTAAGCCTGCGGGCATGAGCCAAGCAACTGGCGACCCTGTAAAGGCAAGTACAAAAGCATCTGCTCCTTCAGATGACTTTGATGATGAGCCAGCACCTGCTCCAAAGGCAGCACCTGCTCCAGCTGCACCTGCAGCAACTTCCACTGGTAACTCAAGTGGTCGTGCGGAAGACATCCTCGCGATGATCCGCAATCGTCAGAAGTAATAAACACGGCTTGGGCCTCTGTGACTTAGTCATACGCCCGAGCTCTCACACCTATTAGGAGAATAACCATGGCAAAACAATTAGGCAAATTAGCAAAAGTAAACGATTCTTTCACTATTAACCGTTACGACAATGGTTGGATGGTTGAAGTCGGCGGTCGCGATGACGACAATGATTGGAAGAATGCTAAGGTGTTGTGTAACACTGAAGAAGAACTTCTTGCTCTAATCAAAGAGTATAATTCTATGGAGTTAGATAACTGATATGGCAACTAAAGCATTTGATTTATCTAAATTTCGTAAGACTCTAACTAAGTCTATCGATGGACTTGGCGTTGGATTTAATGATCCAACAGACTGGGTTAGTACAGGCAATTATGCCTTGAACTATCTCATTAGTTCTGACTTTAACAAGGGTGTTCCGCTTGGTAAGGTAACAGTATTTGCTGGCGAGTCAGGCGCAGGAAAGAGTTACATCTGTTCCGGCAATTTGATTCGTCACGCACAGGAACAAGGCATTTATGTTGTGCTAATCGATAGCGAAAACGCATTAGACCAGTCTTGGTTAGAAGCGTTAGGCGTTGATGTTAGCGAAGATAAGTTGCTAAAACTTAATATGGCTATGATTGATGACGTGGCAAAAACAATCCACGAATTCATGAAAGAATATAAAGAAATGTCCGAACGTCCTAAAGTCTTGTTTGTCATAGACAGTTTGGGTATGTTGCTTACCCCTACCGACATCAATCAATTTGAAGCCGGAGACTTGAAAGGCGATATGGGTCGTAAACCAAAGGCATTGACAGCACTTGTTCGTAACTGTGTTAACATGTTTGGTAGTTATAATGTTGGTTTAGTTTGTACTAATCACACATACGCTTCACAAGATATGTTTGACCCAGATGACAAAATTAGTGGAGGTCAAGGTTTCATTTATGCCAGCTCTATTGTTGTCGCTATGCGAAAGTTGAAATTAAAAACAGACGCAGACGGTAACAAGACTACAACAGTGAATGGTATTCGTGCCGCATGTAAGATCATGAAGACACGCTACGCAAAGCCTTTTGAATCTGTACAAGTTGAGATTCCTTATGCTACAGGTATGAGTCCATATAGTGGACTAGTTGACCTGTGTGAAGCAAAAGGTATGCTGTCAAAAGATGGCAATCGACTTAAATACGTTTCAAAGGATGGAACAGAACTAAAGATGTATCGTAAAGAATGGGAACGTAACGAAGACGGTGGTCTGGACAAACTCATGCTTGAATTCGATAGCGCATCTGTAGTACAATCTAGTGTAGATCCTGAAACTGGAGAGATTGTAAATCATGAATGAAGAACACATTGGCGATATTTGGATGTTATTTAAAGAATACGTTGATAAGAAGGCTCTTGAAGCACTTGCTGAACGTTATGTAGAATTATTAGCAGATCACGGTATTTCAGATAAAATTATTAAAGACTCTATTGGCTTTGATGATGATTTAGATAACGCCATTGAATATTATCTTGACCAAGACTCAATCGACGAAGACGATGAGGCTGATGAAGATAATTGGGACTACGATGAAGATGAAGAATGAGTTGGTATTCTAAAGTTTCAAAAGATATTTCGTACATTCCCGATGCTGTGGAATACTATGAAGCCGAGTTAAAGGCTGCAAAAAATGATAGCCGCATAGCGGGTAATATAGAAAAGGCAGCAGCCAGTATGCCGGGCATTGTGGAACATAGATTCAATCAATTACAAGAAATTGAAGCTATATTAGAGTATCTGAACATAGAATTGCGTAGATTACGCAGTCAAATATTCAGAAAGTATCTTGAAACGTACCAACGAGCTTTAACTAGTCGTGATGTTGAAAAATATGTTGATGGCGAGGCAGATGTTGTTGATATGGAAAAAATTATCAACGAATTTGCCTTGCTACGCAACAAGTGGTTAGGTATTACTAAAGCTCTTGACCAGAAACAATGGCAATTAACCAACATTGTTAAGTTAAGGGTTGCTGGAATGGAGGATGCTACACTATGAAAGTGGTTTTAATCACCGGTGGGTTCGATCCTTTACATTCAGGTCACATTTCTTACTTCGAAGAAGCTAAAAAGCTGGGAAATTTACTTATAGTGGGTATCAACAGTGATAGTTGGCTTGTTCGCAAGAAAGGTCGTGCGTTTATGCCCATCACCGAGCGTGTTCGCATTGTTGAAAACCTAAAAATGGTCGATGGTATCTTATTATTCGACGACAATGACGGTAGTGCTCGAGAAGCTATCAAGAATGTAAGGCGTTTGTACCCTGATGCTACAATAATCTTTGCCAACGGCGGAGATCGCACCTCATCAAATATCCCAGAAATGGACATTATAGATGATAACTTAGAGTTTGCCTTTGGTGTAGGTGGTACTGACAAGAAAAACAGCTCGAGTTGGATTTTAGAAGAATGGAAGAGTCCTAAAACAGAAAGACCTTGGGGATATTACCGTGTACTACATGAAGTAGCCGGAATGAAGGTCAAGGAATTAACCATAAATCCTGGT